TTCTTCTGCTTAGTAGACATTTCTACGTCACGACGCTCAAACATCATTTCTGGCAACCAAGGCAACACACGAGATTTCAACATACGACGCATACGAGGATTAATAGTTGCGTGGAACTCTTCTTCCATGTGTGGCTTTACGCCAAGAACCATCATTCCACCAAACGCATTGAGCATTGTGTTAATCATGCGGTCAATCCATCTAGTCTTGCTCGGGAACTCTTGTGGAGATAGCCAGTGCAGGATAGCCCACATGTCAAGAACGTTGTTAGCAATTGGAGTACCAGTCAAAGCAAAGCGAATGTCAGCATTACCAGTTGCAGACCAAAGTGCACGAGTCTGTTTTGACTTAGGCTCTTTTGAACGGTGCATCTCGTCGGCTACAACAGCCTTAAAATCAATAGCGTTTAGTTCTCTAGGATGTACCTCACAACGATTTAGAGTTACACGGTCATCGTGCCCACCACAGTCTGGACACTTAGCAAGTGCAACAGAACCGTAAGGTGCAAGACGAGAGTGTGAACGTAGTGACTCCCAGTTAATTACATAAACATCCACGTTTTCTTCATCAAACTGCTTACGACGTTGAGTCGCAGTTCCCTTGATAACTTGGACCTTTACTTCTGGCCACCACTTCTTAAACTCACGTTGCCAGTTCTTTTTCAAAGTGTTAGGGCAGACGATGAGGGCTGGAAATACTACTTCGCCCCCATCGTTAACTGCCTTAAGAGCACGAATCGCCTGAGCGGTCTTGCCCAATCCCGGCTCGTCGGCAAGCAAAGCCTGTCGAGCAGTAGCCAGAAATTTTACCCCAGCACGTTGGTGTGGGAATAAGTCTTCGTTACCAGTTTCGCCTTCTTCAAGTGCCTCTAGGTCACGAAGAGCATTAGCAGGGTCGATACGCTTAAAGCGTTCGCTTGTAGCCCAAGCCTTAATACGGTCACCTAAAACTAGGTCATCTCTAAATGTAGAACGTAGGGCTAAGCAAGCAGACCAAGATACTGGTACTTTCCAATTTTGAGTCTTTGAGTCGTAGGTCGAGCCAGGAATACTTTTACATAGTTCCTTGAAACGCCAATCAGACACAATAACGATGTGCTTTTCAGCCTCATCGAGTTCTACATTTATCGCCACTTGGGAGATTCCTTTCGTCATTACATACATACTAGCACAGAATTTAAAAAGTTAAAAACTTTTCTTGCTAGTATCTCAACTATCAAAGAGTTTAGTTGGTATCCAGCCGATTTTCACTAAGCGTAGCACGGCGTGTCGGATTGCGTCAAGTGCGTGTCCTTCGCCACTTTTGTGCCAATAGCCTATTTTCTTTAACTTAGCGTTATCAAACATAGCCTTAGCATCTGCTGGAGATTGGAATATTATATCTTCAGGATTCATGCCATGGTCCATAAGGATTTGTTTTAATATACCAATCTGCTCTAGAGAGTAAGGAGCCTGAGAGTTTCTAACAGTCTGTGCGTTGATAGTGAATCTTTCACACACAATGTCGATTGGCATACTGAACTCAATAGAAGAGCGTAGAGCAATTCTGATTGGCTCGGCATATTGATTTTGTTGGTACTCGCCAGACCAGAGAAGTCTAGGCTCATAACCTTTTTCGTATTCAAACAAACAAATACCACTGGCTTTGCCGGGGTCTACGCTAAGAATAAGTTTTTTACTCATCGTACTTAGCACCCCAGTTTTCAAATGGACCATCGACTCCAGCAGTAAGTGGGACATCCCAACCCTCTGTTGTAGTCATACATTCACGAACAGTCTGCATAATCTCCTCAACGTTATCTTTAGGTACGTTCAAAACAATTTCATCGTGTACTGGGACGATTAGGTACTCAGTCAAATCTGCTTGGTCTAGTTTTACTAAATTCTGCTTAAAGATTTCTGCAGCACTTGCTTGAATCAAATAGTTAGTCAGTGAATAAACTCGGTCATCATCACAAGGCAATCTACGACCAGTCTTAGTTTTGACGTAGCCAACACCCTCAGAGCGTAGACGTTTCATACCAGCGTCTTCAATTGCCTGAGCCATGTAACGCACACCCGGATAGTTTTGGTCAAAAGCATCTACTACCGATTTCATTTGTGCATCGGACACCCCAGCAGTCAGAGCCATAGTTGTTACACCAGCACCATACAACTTTCCATAGACCACACCTTTGATAAGTTTGCGTCGGTTGTCTGACTTTTGTGCTGTCGGGTCTTGATATACCTGACGCATAATTTCGGTAAACACGTCTCCACCAGTTCGGTCAGCCTCATTAAATAGATTGATTAGGTCTTGGTCTTGACTGAGGTTTGCTGTAAGGCGAAACTCTACTTGGTCGAGGTCGGAAGAGATGATTAGATGGTCATCGTCTTTAGGGATAAACGCACGACGGACAGTAGCATCTCCAGACGGCAAAGTCTGAAGTGCAGGGTCAGTGATAGACATACGACCAGTTCGTGCAGCAAGAGTACGAATAGACGGATGGACAATACCATTGATGTTTCCTTCAAGGAAGTTCTTAAAGTATGTATTAGCCAACTTGTCAGCCTTACGTTGCTTTAGGACAACTTCAGCCAACTGCTGTACATCTGGAGTACCATCACGAACTAGCATCTTTAGTTGGTCTTTAGATGCAGACTTCTGACCAGACGGAGTTGTCTCCGTAATGTCAGCACCCATCTTTTCCAACTGTCTTACAAGTTGAATGTTGCTAGTGATAGACATACCGTATGTGTCTTGCCCCCACTTGCGAACGCTCTCACCGTATTGATTCAACTCATCAAACTTTTTCTGTGAGTAGTCGAGGTCTACACGAGCACCGTTAAGTTCCATACGAGTGGCAATCTTGCGAGTAGCCATTTCTAGTTCATAAGGAGTGGAGTAAATTCCACCAGTGCCACACTTCTCCCAAAACTGCTCAAACAGTCTCATGGTCAGTACAGGGTCTAAAGCACCATAAGCCCAGTAGGGTTCAAAGTTTACTGGCACAGTACCCCAAGTCCAACCATTTTCGTGCAAAGAGTTGTCTAAGTGAGTTTGAAGTGCAGCAGCCTTGCCGTCTACATACTGAGCAGTCAGTTTCTTAAGTGCAGCCGAACCAATAGGGTCGATAATCTGCGACATAATCATTGTGTCGTGAGCACGTTGCCAAGGAATAGACCAGCGAGAGTGAATCTCAAACCACTTAGCCTCAAACGCAATGTTGTGGCAGACAATAGGTCCATCAAACTTTTCCATTGCCTCGTAGAACACTCCAGACCATTCATCCCAAGGTATGGCCCAACCAGTCTGAGCGTCTCCAACTTGCACGAGACGTAACTTACCGTGCCAAGGAGACAAGGCATCTTTAGTAGGTCTGCCAGCAAGTTCACCAGTTTCGGTGTCTATGGCAATAGCGTTCATAGGTCGACGTTGGCTTAGCCAAGTCATAAACTTTTCGGCTTTTTCTACGCTGTCTACAAGATTGAGTTGCACATCGGCAAGGCTCATTTTCCGTCCTTAATTGTCGTTTTGTTTTTTAAGTGTACTACCTATACGAAGTCTTCTCCATCATCTTCGCCAAAATCGTTGGATAGTTCTTCGTCATCAAAATTATCTTCTGGCATAGGAGTATAAGCCATACTGTTTGACATAACCATGCCAACTAATTGTAGAGCCTCGCTCTGTGTAAATCCTCCACGCTGCAGAGAATTAAATAGTTCATTAAATTGAATAGCCACTGTGTCCAAGTGAGAAAGATTGTCACCGAACATAGACATATCTTCACTAGACATTAGTTCTCTTTTCGATTAAGGAATCAATTCTATTCTATAGATAGATTCGATAGCCGAGTCTTTATCAGAAGCAGTTTCTAGCAATCTTTGAGCGACGTTAGTTAAATAACGAGCACCACCTTGGTCGTACTTGTACAGAGCATCTAGTACAGCAGAAGGTTCTTCGCTTACCTGTGCCCAATATCTATGCTTTTCTGGGAACACCAAGTCAGCCTGACTAGATGGTCGACATTCTTCACAAGGAAGTGAGTCTTTTTCTAGCAACCCAAAACTGATTTCCTGTAGTCCGTACCTCTTAACTAGAGGACAGGCTGCACCGTGATAGACAAGAGAAACTCCAATACGAGATAAGACATAAGAGCCACTCTCTGTTTTATATAAGTGGAACTCAATCCATCTAGTGGAGCCACGTCTATAAGATGATGATTTGCCCAGAAGATTGCCCTCAAATTGTAGAGTTCTGGAACCGTCTTTTACTTCATGCATATTTATCTCTCTAATGTCTTTATGAGTCTAAGTCTATCACTGTATTAGTTGGTACAACTCTAGTGTTAGGTATTTCAATGTGTCCTAATTCCCATCTAAAGACGTTATCTAAGTTGTGTAGTGCACCTTTGTTGTTACGCCAAACAGAGCCTTTTCCAGTAAGAAGCGTAGGGATATTTTTTAAATCATAAACAGTTATTTCCGATAGACCAGCAGGTAAATTTAAATTCATTAAGGCTTTTTTAATTAATTCAATTTCCCATCCAGCGTCAGTATCGCAATCTAAGGCACCACCCTTATAAATATTGCCATTAATTTCAGTGACAGTAAAGTTTTGAACAGCAACCCGAGTCCTGTCTTCATTATAAAAACGTGCATGAATTTTGTCGTTAACTTCAATTTGAATTGTCATTTATTATGCTCCTTCTAGGTATTCGTAAGTTACTCTTAATTTAGGTAAATCTTCGGTGGTAACGGTCGGGTCTACACCATCAAAATATCCGTAGTTAGTAAGACCCGAGTACCAAGTACTGGTCACGGCAGAGAGACCTATAAGAACCCCTCTAACAATGTCTGCTCCAATGTCTGAGTACCAGTCGCTCGGTAGAGTCACCCACTTGCCTTGACCTTTTGCAAAAACAGCAGTCATTGTGTCGGTAGCACCGCTAAAGTTTGTGCCTAAAGGTGCAGTAGTTTGGTCTTCTAAATTACCGTCGCTATGTGCACCAATGTATACGGTGAGACCGCTAGCATTGTAAGAGTGCCTGTTCCTCAGGTAAAGTTCTACTTTAGTGACAGTTGCATTAGTAGGTAAATCTAGAACAGGGAATCTGATTGCGGATTTTTTAGTTCCAGATGCGGTTCCTGGATTACCTTGATATAAGGAGTATCTGTAAGCGTATTCTCCAGAAGTAGTGCTAGTGCCCCTACCATAATTGTCAAAGTAAGCAGACTGGTCAGCATTTTTTGTGACAGTTTTAGTTACGGTTACACCATCTCCAGTGGTGCCACCACTCGTGTGAGGACCTGTATTGTCATCAAAGTCGTAAGACTGGCTACCAATTTCTGTCCTATAAAAATCTTGAACCGAATCAAAACTGGGATATTTAGAAGGTCCTTCATCAGAGACAATTAAAGTTGCTGCTGGGTAGGGCGACCCAGCAGTAGAAAGCGTTATATTAGCGTTCGCTGGGGTGCTAGTAGGAGTTGCTTGCAACAATATTGTCCAGTAAATAGGCACACCAGCCTTTACTTCTGAAAAGTTTGTACTAAATCTTGCATATGTTTTTGCTACAGGAGAGTCAACATCCTGATATTGAGTGGTGTTAAAAGTAATTGCACCGCTAGTAGCGTGATTAATAGTGGTAGTAAACTGAGTAGAACTAACAATGCTATTTATAACTGTTCCAGTTCCAAATACTCCAGTACCACTCACTTTATCTAGTTTAAATCCAGGATAGAGTCCAGCAGTATTAGCAACAGTTACGGTTTTTACACCAGCACTTAGCGTTGCAGTTCTTTGTACAACATTACCTAAGTCAACGGTGTGAAGTGCTATACCCTTAGTCGTGTATTTAATGTAACTAGAGCCGTCTGTATAGTCATTACTTTCGCGTAAAGTCCAATACCCAGAAAACGGGTAGTCCACTCCAGAAACTCCAACTATATCGCCAGTAAATCTGTTAGATGCTCCATCAGTTCTTATACTAATCATGGTACTCTGAGCGGCAGAAAAAGTTATAGAGCCAGAGGTAGCATGCGAAGTTTCAAAACCTAAATTATCTACTACGTTAAAAACTGTACTTGAGAAAACGGTACCTACATACACAACACCGCTATTACCAAATACCCCAGTACCAGAAGTTTTACTTAAAAGTTGTCCAGATATTAAGTTTGCTGTATTTCCAGTAGTTAGTGTTACGTTTGCAGTTGAAGTAGATAGCGTGGCTACTAGCCCAGTTTTTGCTGCAACGCTTTCTGCTCGTTTTCCTATAATGGTTTGAGCGGAAGAATCTAAATCTGTTGCGTCTACATGTATAGATGGCATATTTATGCTTGTGTGAATGCCAGCCCCTACTACAAAACGGCTAGAGTAGTCAAGTTCTTCGCCAATGCTGAGAGGACCTGTCCCCATGTAAAGGTATAAAACAGCATTTTTGTTAGATGAGTTATTTATTGAAAAATTTCCGTTAAGGGGGTCAATTCTATACGCTCTACCCTCTTCTAGAGTAAACACTCCAGAGGCAACGCTCATGTAGGGAGAAGCATTGGTCATAACCATAGTTTCTGGAGTAAAGTATCCATTATAAATAGTTCCTCTAGGAAGCCTATTAAAATAAGAGTTGTAAGTTTCAATTTCTCCAGCATCAGTGTTGGCTGTGTTTAGTTCGCTGTATGGAAAACCATTGTAGGAAGCATTAGCAAAATCCCCAACTAAAGCAACTCCGCCTAAAATAAAATTGTCTGAGTCAACTGAAGCAAAAACAGCCTTACCTTCACTGTCAATAGAGGTAACTACGTCAACTCCATTGTAAATATTAAACACGGAATTAGTTGCGGTAGTTAAGTCAACAGCAAGAGAGCCGTTTGGTTGGTACAGACGTAATCCGTCTGGAGTCAATTCTGAGCGTTGTCTGCCATTGTAGGCAACAGCCTTACCTACAACGCTAGAGTTTGAAGTTATGTCGCCACTAACTATTGTGTAAGTAAAAGTGTTTGTAGTAGGTACTCCACTAATAATGTGCGTACCGTCATAAGGAGCACCAACGTTAGAGATAACTACAGAACTATCAATTTTAAAACTGTGAGGTGCGTCAGTCGTTAAAGTTGCCACTCTAGTAGTCAAAACAGAAGTATTTACGTTGGCATAAGCAGGTTCTTTAGAGCCATAACCGATAACTTCAAAAACTTTTGCTAACTTTAGCAAAACTGAAGGGCTACCAGCAGGTACTTCTAGGTAAACAGCGTACTCTGTTGCAGAGTCAGAGTCTAAAGAAAATACTTGCACTGCTGGAGATACAGCAGCAGTAGGTACATCAGAGGCTTCTTTTTGGTAACTAAGAGTTGTGTCAGTGACAGCAGTGACTTTAAAAGTGCCGTCAAAAGAAGTATCTATTCCGCTAACTCTTAAAGTGTCTCCAACAACAAACTCGTGCGAAGTGTTTGTAGTAAGAGTGGCCAAGTTGCTAGTAAGAACTTTATTCGAGACGTTGGCAAGGCGATAGTCAGCGTCCCACTCAACCTTGTTTGTTAGTTCTTCATAGACATAGTCTTCAAGATTTACAGAGCCACGGGTCTCCCACAGGTCATCATTTAAATTATCAGAAACAGTTAGCGTAGGACTCGTGTAACTTATGGAGTAGGTATCTACAGCAGTAATTGTGTGGTAGCCGTTGTAGTCAACGTCAAGTCCAGTAACTCTAATCTCATTGCCCACTGTCCAACCGTGGGCAGTAGCAGTTGTAATAGTTGCTACCCCAGCAGTTGTAGAAGTGTTAGTAACCTCAACAGGGTGAGAGTTCTTCCACCAAATAAGCCTTAAGTTTACTTCCCTGTCTGACTCCCAAATAGAGTAAATTTTTCTACTTTTTGGAATAGGAACACGGCCAGTCAAATAAATTCTTGATGCTTCATCAGCAGTAGGAGTAAATAAAAGACCGTCAGAAGTGGCCTCTACGTTTTGGATATTTTCATCATTGTGAAGCCCCTGCTTGTGGAGTTCAGCAAAGCCAGAAGTAACTTGTACCCAGTAAGGTACGTCAGTTAGTTCAGAGGGCACACGCTGATTAGATTCTCCAGAGGCAATTTTTGCACCTTCAGAGAAGTTGCTAGCAGAAATTCCACCGTAGTTAATAGTGGTGGTGTCAATAGAGTTGACCTCTAGTTGAGCAAAGTCGACACCTTCGTTAATAATTTGGTCTGGTGGAGTTTGCTTATTTACAACTTCAAAAGTTTCTTTAATGTCATTGAATCTAGTTCCAAAACTGCGTTTTGAATTATATCTTTTACTAGGCAAAGGTGTCCACCTCCCAATCAGGTACTAATGTCAAAGAAACTTCTTCTGGCACACCTAAAGCATCTTTTACTTTTACACTGTAGCCAATAATCTTTCTAACAATTATATCATCTCTAGGCTCTAGCCCACTGGCTAAACGCTGTCTAATAAAGTCGTCGTCAATAATTACTGAGCACCAGTCACCCGGATAGTAACTTCCAATAACAGGGTCAATGCTTCCGTTTACAGATATAGAAATTTCACCCATTGGAGGTCTGCTCTCATACAAGTACCTCTCAGCCCACTGGTAGAGCACGCTTTCGCTATTTTCTGAATCTACTTTTTCGTCTTCATCTAGTAGTAGCCAGTTGTCATCTAGCAAGTCTTGTGCTGCAGCCGCAGCGTGCGGTGCAAAAGCCGCATCTCCTAGCCCCTCCTTAGAGCCAATAGTAAAGAATCTAGTAGCAGCGTTTTCAGCATTTTCTTGAAGTTGTACGCTACTGACATTGCCTGGAAACTCGAATACAACTTTATCTGCACCAAATCTACTAATTGGAGATACTTCTCCATTTATAGGTGGGTCAGGAAATTGTCTAGGGATAAATTTAAAAACTCTTTTAAAACTTTTGCTTTCGGGGTCGTAATCACAATCAATACGATAGTCAAAACCGTCAATATCGTCGGAGTAGGTATCTAAAACTTTATCAAGCGTTTGCATTTGGTCACCTCTAATTAAACTAGGTGCCTTATTTATCCCAGAAAATTCCTCTTCAAAAGTAATTCCAATGTCGGCGTTATTTACAAACGGCCCATAAGAACCAACTTTAAGCGTCGGCTGAGCAGACGCTAAACCATTTGGAGTAATAGGTTCTGATTTTTTGCTGTCTACTTTTTGTTCTGGTGCTTTAACGCCAAAAGTTTTTGAGGTAGGTGCGTCAATAACCCTAAATACGCCTTTGTAGTTGTAGTACTCATATGTATTGTTTTTTGGTTCTTTTTTGTCTTCTTTTATTAATTGCTTTGTACTAGCAACACCAGAAATTGTTACGTAGTCTCCTGCTTCAAAACTGTGTGCTGTAGCAGTGGTGTAGGTGATTACTCTGTCTCTTCTAAAACGACTTTGAACGTAGACGTCCCTACTAGATGTGGATTTAAATGGGAAGGCTTCTCCCTCAGAGAAAAAAGTAGCAGTGCTGTCATCAATAATTTCTAAAACAGAGTGCTTACCGTTAATGTCAGAAGAAAGGCTACTGATAGTAAATTCTTGCCCTTGATAGAGTTCGTGAGGCTCTGATGTTGTTATAGTTACAATGTTGGCTTGCCTACCTACACCATTTACATCAACAGCGTATGAGATTCCAGGCTCGATAGCAGAGTTAGGGTACCCCGTACCAGTAAAATCAGTGGCAATAGCGTCAATCATTCTTCTAGCAAACTCGTAACTATCTAAAGAACAAGTAACAGTTACCGTATAAGTTCCGGGTGGCAAAGACCCATTAAAAGTAGCCCTAGCGTTTTGCTTAACGTTGTCGGCTTTCAATGCTTGGTCAACATCAGTTTTTGCTGTAAAAGAGTTGTTGCTAGGTATTTTTGTGACAGTCTGAGTTGCGTTCATTCGAACTTGAACGTTAGGGTATTTTTTATTATCTAACTTAATTCCGCTAACTGTGACTTGGTCGCCAATTGACAATCCATGGTTAGTTTTAGTTTTAAAAGTGAAAACGCCCTTTTTCAAAGAAACGCTATTTATAATATAAGAACGTTCAGCAGGGTTTATTTGAAAAGATTCAGTAGTCGGGTTATTTCCAATTTTAAAAAAACTGCTTAGGTTTATGTAATCGCCAGTAAAAGATATGTATACATCACTTCCAGCCTCAAAACCAAAAGTGTCATTAGATAGAGTTACAGTTGAATCTGCACCAATTTCGTTAGGAACAAATAATTTTGCAGAAAATGAATTTGTGTAAGTTTTCCAGATTTTTCTGTGAGAAAAATAACTTGTGAACTCTAACCCTTTAACAGTTAGTTCTCTTTCCTTAACGTTGTAGTCTCTGCTCCAAAGAATTCCACCCCAAACGCAAGAATCATTTCTCATTACGTATAGACCAGTTTTGGCTGGCATGGTAGTTTCATAAAGATTTAGGTAAGAAGTGTCATCCGTTACCGCTATTTTTCCAGAAAAACTTCCAGCAGATTTAATTGCTCTTGAATAATTGACGTCGACAAACGGCACCTCTGCTATTACTTCATTTGTAAGTAAATTAGTCAGGATGTATTTGTATGACACAGTGTCGCTTGTTGCCATGTCTTATATTCTTTCCTAAAAGCGTCTATGTTTCATTATTAAAAGTTTAACCTATCCAGCCAGACCTGAAGTAGACACGCATGGTGCCATCGCTGTTTCTTACTATTTCTCCAGCAGTATTTGCCAAGACAAGGTTGCTTGAACCCATAAGAGAGTAGTTTATGGAACCGCTACCAGTAGGAGCAGTATTAACTGTGAAAGCAGTAGCGTTTATGACACTTGTAATAAATGAGTTAGCCATTGCTGCTCCAGAATTACGTTCTACAATTCTTCCAACATAGAACTCACTGTTAGTAGTAGTTCCAGTTATGGTTGTGTTTCCAGCAGAAGCCGTGCCAGAGGCGTTAAAGACTCTCAAATTTGGATGGAAGTAAGTAAAAGTAGTATTTGTCTTACTAACTATTGGATAGACCTCTTCAGCGTAAGTGTCTACTAGGCTTTGATGTATACGAGTAGTAGTTGTAATGTTTGCGTTTGTGGTAGCACCAGAGACGTAAGTAAAAGCCGTAGCATTGATGTTTGAGTACATTACCCATTGTCCGTCTAGGTCCCCTACTGCACCAGCACCGACAACATAAATAGAATCTCCAACAGTAAATCCGTGGTTAGTAGAAGTAACTACAGTAACTATGTTATTAGGGCTAGTTCTTCTAACGTTTGTGCTTGCTCTAGATTGTCTTAAAGCATTGTTGTCTACTACGTAACTTACGACTCTAGCATTGACGTTTGTGATTTGACGGACTCCATCTACAGAAGAACTTAATCCGTATAAGGCAAGAGACTCTCCAGTAACTAAATTATGATTGGAGTCAAACGCTACGTAAACAGTATTTCCTATGGTTGATGAATTTACACCACTTCCGTTATTTCTAGTGAAATAAATTACTTTGTGCAGACGCTTCATGTAAGCGTTATCAACCACAGTACTTGACACAGAGTTTGTGTTAGAAGTGCTAAAAGTGACTGTATAAACATTGCTAGATAAATTAGCACTAGAAAGTTGGTAAGTACCATCTACAGAACTATCAACGTTGCTAACAGTTACGTGGTTACTGTCATTAAAAGACACATAATTAAACACATTTGCTGAATTTAAAGTGACTTGGCCGTTGCTCGCTCGTTCCCAGTTATTAATTCTAACTGGCGTTCCAGTTGCAACAGCGTACATATTTACAGCAGAAGAAGAAGTGTCTTCGGAAATAATTTGCACGTGGTCGTTTGGTTGGAATCCGTGCTCGCCGTTAGTAGTTAGAGTTACTAAATTAGTTGTAGGATTGGTTGAAATAGAGTAAACGCCAATTTCACCTACGTTATTGGTAGAAGCAATTGCACCAATACCAACCTCTGAAACGCTGACAGTTGCAGGTCTCTTAGTAAATACAATCTTGTAGTCGTCTTCGTCAGCCAGTTGATATCTAACAGCAGCGTACCCATTAGCAGTGTTAGTACTAGCGACGTTACCAGTAGACCTAGTTACATAAGTCATAGTATTAGCATCTACGTTAGTAACAATGTACAAGCCATCAACTACGTTACTTAGACCAGTAAAGAATACGTATTCATTAGAGTAAAAACCGTGAGCAGTTGCATTTACAGTCACGACGTTTGCAGTTCTACTGTAGTTGTGAACCTTAGATACTTTTCTAGATGTAGCACCTTCTGGTGCGTTAGTTGTATAAGAGTTACCGCTGGCAGTGGTCGTAAAAGATATGAAGTTGGCATTTACATTTGTTACTGCGTATAGTCCATCTACGGTCTTATCTATTCCAGACACAACAACGTGATTTCCAGTAGTGTATCCGTGAGAATTTACACGAGCAGTTACTACGTTGGCAGTACTTGAGTAAGTGGCAATAGGTTTAGACAAGTCAGTGTTAACGTTGCTAGAAACATTGCTAATGGTTACCGAGTCGCTAGTGCTATAACCGTGAGCATTAGTTGTATAAAGAGTTACTGTGTCGGCAGTAGCGTTTGCCACAGTTTTGTATCTGTAAATCCAAGAAGTAGGAGCATTGCTGTCATCAAACTGGACTATGTTATTGCCCTTATCAAGAGCCACCCAATCAACTATGGCATCTAGCATTCCACGTTTTTGCGAAGCGTCTCCGTTAAACGCTACTTCTCTGTTTGAAGTATCAATCTCAAGAATATCTGCGTCCCTAAAAACCGTAGGACCAGAATTAGCAAACGTCTGAGCAACGTTAGTTATTGAGTCATTGTAAATTGTTGTGTAGGTAAACGCAAAGTTATTTACTACGCTAGCAACAGGGAAAGTTCCGTTAAGTTTTTTGTTGGTAATATTAACAACTGTTCCAGTGACAGCAGTGCTAGTGATGTCACCTGAAGTGGTAGTTGCAGTGTAAGTGTTGTGAGTTGGGGTCAGTAATACAGTGAGTTCAACGTTGTTTAAGTTAGCGTGGACGTTTGAAACAGCGAATACGTCACCGATTGCAAAGTTGTGGGTAGTGCCTGTAGTAAAAGTAGCAGTCCCAGAAATAACCTCAACGTTAGTTATGCTCAAAGATTCTGGCAAAGTAACTTCAATTTCGTCGCCCACAGTTAAATCGTGTTTAGTGGTAATTCGCAAAGTAGCAACGCCATTTGCCATAGATTTAGCGTTTGCGTAGCGATACATCTTGCCACGGGTTGAGTCAATAATCGTGAGTAAATTGCCATTTGTTTCGTTAAACAAAGTGGCGTCTCCGCTAACAATAGGGCCTTCTATTTCATAGACGGCACCGACAGGATAATTGCCTTTGTTGTTAATTGTGACATAGCCGTCTTGAGTTCCAGTAGCATTTTTTGGTGGAGTTTCAGCGTAGTCAGTAGTTAGGCTGTCACCAAACCACTGGTACTTGACAGGGTCTACAGCAACTAGACCAATAGAAAACTGAATTCGACCACGAGCATTAACGTTGTCAATTCTAGGCTTACCACTTATACGTACCTTTACAGCCTTAGTATAGTCAGCCTCGTTTACAACTAGCCACGCAGTAGTTCTAATTAGGTTTATTGCTTGAACCAAAGTATCTCTAGCAACGGTAATCTTGCTAGCATCTGGAGGCAAAATTACGCCTTCAAGTGTCAAAATTCTAGAACGATAACGTCCTTTAGAGTTGTAACTTCCGTCGCCCCAACCTTTATCTAAATCCTGAACCTCAACGTCTGGAAGATTCCACCAGCCCTCGATGTCTGTACAGACCCACACAACGTCGTTATCGTCGATAGCGTTAAGTTGTAGGTCTCCAAGTTTTATGTCTTTGCCTAAAACGGCACCAGTTAGATGGGGTCTAGGGACCTTAGTTAAGGCTCTATTGACAATTGCATTTTCTTGGCCTTGGTCTGGAGTTTGTACCATTACGACATTGCCCCTCTTCGCATCTGAGCAGAAAGTTCACGGCCAACCATGGCGGCAAGTTCTGCTTCATCCATTCCAGGTGAAGGGTTTACGGTAATGTTTACGGAGTTCATTAGAGAACCTCCACCTCCACCGACCATTGTGCCAGCGTCACCATTCCTTTGAGTGACTCCGTAGTTAATAGCATTAAGTAATGGTAGCGTGCGAGCAGTTGCTGCAGCGTTCACAACATACTCTCCGTTAGAAAGCATGGCTGGAATCTTGTCAGAGCGAGGTCCACCTTGACCAAATACTTGACCACCAGGAGCAAATCTCTTCAATACATTCCCACCATTAGCAAATTTAGCGAACCCACCATTAGCAAATTTAATGAGTCCGCCGTCTGCCACTGCAGGTTTTGTCGTCACTACTAGAGTAGTTTTACCCATTTCTTCGGCAAGTTTTTCTTGAAGTTTTGTGATAGAGTCACCGTCCCACTCAATTTTTTGTTTGACAGGTTTTGCGTCAGCCAGTCCTTGCATTACATCTGCAACTGTTATGCCCTGCTCCTGCATAAGTTTACCAATAGTAGTTTTTCCAGCCTCTAAACTTTTTCTTAAGCCCTCTATATAAGCGTTAGTGATTCTACTTGGGTTACGTTTGCTTCTTATAATGTCAAGAACAACTGTAGGGTCTGTCAACGCATTAGCAAGACCAGCAGTGGTGTCTGGAATAACTGCGTTAAAAGTTTTTTCAAACTTTTTTACGTCTTCTACACTCATACCTGCAAGTTTTTTAACTAAATTTGCACCCTCTTTACCCATGTCAATAAGTGCTTTATAAGTACTACCCTTGATACCCTTAGCCTGTACTTTTTGTAGGTTATCAAACCATGTTACCTGAGCGTCAAGTTGTTTTTCTAAATCTTCTTGATACCCAGTCAAGTTAACATCGGTACCTTTAGTGTATTTTTCTAGAGGAGCGTTTACATCAATAAACGAAGCCGCAGCGTTCTTCAGTTTATCTGCTAAGAACTGCTGAGCCTCTCCAGCCTTAATTGCCGCATATGTCCCACGAGTCAATGCAATGTCAGTGTAGACAGCAACTTTTTCTTGCTCAGTCATTGCATCATTTACTAGAGCATATTTTTCAGCGGTTTCTTTTAGTTGCTCTGTAAAGGCTGGCTGTGCTTGTATTTGTGCTCGTAAAAGGTCTAAATTTTCTTCCTGTGAAAGACTGGTGTCATACATATCGTTGGCAAGCATAGTAAAGCCTCTTTGGGCTTGCTTCATATTAACTTTAGCAATAGCACCTAAAGCACTACCTAAGTTTTTTAATCCTTCTTGATAGTTATTTTGTTCTCTAATTATGCGTTGTATAGGTCCTGGAACTAATCTTACGAATTGTAAAAATGGGACATACTTACCTATGTCCATTGCAGCAGTGGCGTACTTAAAAATATCACCCATACCGTCTTTTTGTGCTCTAGCCAACAACTTTGTGTTACCAGTTAGTTTAGTTATATCTTGAATTGAAGAATTGGCAGCAGTTCCAGTAGATGAAAGTGCTGCTGTCCAAACTTTTTGTGAAGCAGTCAAACTATTATTTGCATTTACCCCAGAGTCAGTTAACTTTTTTAATTCTTTTTGAGTGTCCGAAGACGCTTGTTTCATTTTGTCATTTTGTGCACCAACAGCCAAGGAAATAGCAGCAATACCTCCAGCAACTAAAGCAGCGATTGCAATGATTGGCCAAAGAGCAGAGTTTAAGGCAATACCAAAAAGAGTGACTGGAACTTTTGCTCCAGCAGCGGCTATACCTTGTCTAGCGATAGAAGCCGTAACAGTGTCTCCTGCTTTAGCAGCGGCAAGAGACTGAACTATTTGAGTTTTTTGTGCTGCTATGTTTGCATTTTTGGCAGCAGTGTTTTGTATCTCAGCGATAGTTTCCGCTTGTTTTGCTGTAAGTTTCTTTCCACTAGCAACTGCATCTAAAGCAGAAAGTATTTGTTTCTTTTTAGAAGCAGCAAGGTCAGCATTACTTGCAACAACGTTTCTATACTCTGCAATAGTCTCAAGGTTTTTAGCAGTTAAAGTTTTTTTAGATAGGGCTAAAGAAAGAGTATCTGAAATGTTTTTTTGTTTTTGTACTGCAATTTGAATTCGCTGAGCAATAATTTGTTTATAAGACACGGCAGTTAAAGAAACTATTCCACCACGTAAAAGCCCAAAGGCACCTACAACAATTGTTCCTGCACTCTTTAATAGCAGGAAACCTGTAACTAAAGCACCTATTGTACCAGTCAAAGGACCAAATATTCTTGCAATGTCTCCTACAACAGAGGCAACTTCAGCAAACACAGTAAATATCTCAGCCAAAGCGTTAAAGTAGGCTTCCAACTGAGCACCATCGCTAAATTCTTGAAGGATTTTTAGAATGGCAACTATGACTCTTGCAAATGCAGGACCAGTAGCACTGACGATGCTTTGCAAAATAGATTGAACAGAAGAAGAACCTTGTCCCAATATTGTCCAAAACTCTTTAACTCCAGGGTCTCTTCCAATATCAAAAAGAGCCTTACCCAGTCCACTGAAGGCAGTAAAGATAGCCTTAGTGTTTTCAACCATAGGCATAAGTTTTTCATTTAAAGTTAGGCCATCTGCACCCATTTTAAATTCTCTAAGGCTTTCGCTACTCTGCTTCATCCAGTCGAGGAATTCTCTACCAGCAGAACCTGGACCGACCTGACTCATAACAAGACGCTTAAACGGCTGGAAAATATTACTTAAAAGTCTTCCAAAATCTGCAGCGGCGTCTCCAGCATTTTTAAAGAAAGCATTTAGTTGCCCAAAGTTTTTCTTAGAGGCGTCACCAAGACTAAAAACTTTTCTATCTAAGAAGTGAACAAGTCTGCCAATAAGTGGGTCAGCAGCCTTCATAAGAGTCATAAAGTAGCCGAAGAAGTTTCCTACTACACGACCCATAGTCCCTAGGGTTCTACCAGTAGATTCAAAAAACGCTGAAAGGTTTGCTCTATTAGACGGGTCAAACATGGTGCCAGCAAATTCACTTACTGCTTTACCTAGTCCCTTGCTGACGTCTTCAAACCCTCTAACAAGCATGTCAAAGTAGCCACTATCAAAAAGAACTTTCATTTGCTTAGTAAGTTCAGGTAAGAAGGAACTTGCTGCAGCCTCTGTAAGTTCTTTCATTCTCGGCTTTACAGCCCTCAGGTACTGAGCGAATGCTACTTGGCTTTTGGTAAGTTGAGCCATAGGGTCTGGACCAGCGTTTGCAGCAGCCTTTTTTGGATTTGCAAGTTCTTCTTGCAAGTCATTATTTTTATCCCTAGCACGTCTGTAGGCTAGTTCCGCCTGTTTGAAGGCTAATTCTGCTTCACGTCTAGCCCTGTTGTTAGGTGGTAAGTCTTGAACACGAGCAAGAGTTTCTCTAGCATTCTCTAATTTAAGAGCAGCACTTTCTTCGCTAAGAGCAGCCTCTTCAGCGTCAAACGCAAGTTGTTGCATTTCTTCACGAAGTTCACGTAGGCTCTTTGTTCCAACGGTTCCAGTATCTTGAATGGCTTGCGTAATGCCCTTGAAAGCCATCTTGCCAACCATGCTAGCGACTTTTAGTTGAGCCATCACTCCTACAAGAGCAATACCAGAAGTAGCAGCACCGACTAACGTTCCAGACAGAGCACCTAAAGCACCGATAAGTGCGGAGACGGAGGTGAGGGCAGCACCGATACCTGCTTGTACAGAGTAACCTCTACGCATTAATTGGAAGAACGCTCTTGCCGATTGAGTCGCTTGGTCACGCATTGTGTCACCAAAACCTTGACCAAAAGCATTACCAGCAGACTTACCTTCTTTAGTCGACTGACCCTTAACGCCATCAAAGCCGTTAGCGATATCTTTTTTAATTTCAGTTGTGATAGCACGTACTAAAATATATGCTTCACCGACTACTGCCATATTCTCACCTCCTAACTATCCACTCTTAATTATTTTCCTAGCCACCAATAGGTGCGTCTAAGACTCCACCAAACGGGTCACTATCATCTGCACTAAAGTCAGTAGGTGGAAAATAAGGTTTTACATTACTTCTTTGAGTAGGGTCAAACGCTTTAAAGTCTTCAGTTTCTTCTACATCAAACTCATTGCTTTTTTGAAAAACTGTGTACCTGTATGGAGCGTTGTACATACTTTTCCAAATAGCAACTCTGCGAGTTTCTACCATCTGTGCTTGCTCTTGAGAAACGTAATTAATATCTTCCTCATATATGTAATGGATAACGTCAAGCATGTCCGCTGCATCCATTTCTGCCAATTTAACTTGGCTCATCAAGGCTTTACCGTTTACGTAATACCAGAGGTCTAACGCCCAAGTTATTAGACTTCTGGTTGCTCTTCCGGGCGGTCACCATATTGTTCTAGTAGCCATCCAGTAATTTCAGCCAATGTCTCAACTGAAACAATCTTGTCTGGGTCATCAAGTAGAGCGTCAAACTTTGTGTAACTCTCTGGCTTTAGCACCTTCTTAAAGAAGACTCTTGTAACCTTTGCAGTGTCAGAAGCGTTTTCAGAGTTTGCCATCTCAACAAACTCAAGTAGAGCCTTACCCTGCATACGTGGGTAGCAGTGGAACTCTTGGTCGAATAGTTTAAAGGTTAGAGGCTGGTCAGAAACGTTCTTGTCATTTCCACGGCCAAAATCTTTGAATCTAGCAGTCATTTGTTTTTAGTTCTTTCTCATGTTGTCGTGAGTTATCAGATACGGTATGCATCCATAGTCAATTTTACTATGTATAAAAAAGAGTGATTTATTTGATACCGTACCTAGAACGCTGTCCGGGCTTAGGAGTGTACATAGGAGTCCTACCAGCACCTCTAAAAAACTTAAGTTGGTCGTAGAGGTATCTATTTCTTTTAGTCCCTGGGTGGTTGACTAAGTTAGTCCTAACTAGCCTTAAACGGCTACCACTCTTACCGCCACCTCTACCCATAAAGACAAGTTGACCCTCCCCTTTTGGAGTAATGGTGTGAGGCTTAGTCCCCCTATGGACCATGAGAGCGTATGGCACAGTCCAAGAACCGACCATTAAATACTGACCTTTGGTGTTTAAATATCCGAGATGTTTTTTGTGGATAGATTTAGCAAGACGTCCAGTACGCCAAGGTTTCTGAGGCATCTTACGCATACGGTTTTTAGCCGCTTTAGTTGCTAACTCACCTTGTTTATCTAAGTACTTCCATAGATACCCATCTATGGTGTGAAATTCACGATAGTAACTTACAGCATGTCTATCCCAAGACATGTGACTAAATTTATATGTGTATACAGTTTTAGTGGAAGTTCTACCTCTACCACCAATTTTGATGGGAGGTAGTTTAGGAGGTCTTCGAGGACGTCTACCTCTACCTGCTCTGGCAACCCTACGGCCACCCCAGAGGACCCAACTATCTGGAAAGCCTCTAGGCATTTTAAGGAACTGCCATTACAACGTTTAGGACCGAGGTAACAAATCCACCTTCAGGTTCACCAATTTCAAGTGTTGCAACAATGCCAAGGCCGTAGCCAGTGTCATCCCACATGTCAAACTCACGCAAAGATTCCATAAGAATCCAAGCGTCAACTACAGATATCTCACTGCTTTCCTGAATTTTGGTTCCAGAAGGTGGTCTACCACTTTGACCCACAGTAGGGATTTCACGAGAGATGCTGATAGCAACTGTCGCACTTCTAGGTACGTTACAACGCTGAGGTTGTGCTACTTCATCACCGGGCGAACCCAAGTACATGCCCATAAAGGACACGACTACTTGGTCGCAATCAACTGGTGGCTGTCCGATGTTCCAGTAACGTCGGTTAGGGAGCGGAACGTTGTAAGACTGAAAGACTGACTCTACTCTTTCGAGTATGCCGTCCATCATTACTTTTAGACGGAGAGCCTCTTCAGTAAAATTTGCTGTTACTAGAGGCTGTGCCATACTTACTCTGCTTCAGGCTCTGCTGGTGTTACAGTCTCTTCGACGACAGGAGCCTCAACGACTACGTCTTCTACTACAACTGGAGTCTCGACTACTACCTCTTCGACTACAACTGGCTTCTCTTTTTTAACTGGCTTTTCTGCCTTTTTAGGGGCTACTGTTGCTTCTACCTTCTTGCCTGTGTTCATAGACGCAGCGGTGAAGTTTGTCTGAATGTGTGCCATTTTTTGACTTTCTCTAGTAATGGATATGTTTCTATTGTAAAACTATATGACTGTGTTGATTTTTAGGTTTCCGCTAGTAATCAAGACAACGCTGCTATTTGTGTGAGTTGCGTACAAATCGTAAGACCCAGGGTCAATTCTTCCCAAGACATTGTTGGCGTCATCGTACCCAACGGATAGCGTAATAGTGGAAGCACCCACGTTGACTGAAGCCGAAGAAGCACCTAAGTCTTTAGAGTACAGCCCTGAGTAACTCTTGACTGTAACGCTTGGAGTCCAACCAGCCTGTGACGTAAGGAAAGTTGCGTTTATGTTAGAAAGTCCCAAAGTTACAGAGCCAGTCTGCGTTTTTCCAGCATTTACAGTAATATCGCTAGTTGCGTTTGCTGTGTAGACCAAAGCCTTTGGATTGTAGCGACGTCCTCTAGGAGCGTCAACTGAGAACACTTTAGCCTTAGCACGTGCTTTGTCAGGGTTTGCAGTCTTAAGGAACAAATCAATTGCGTACAGACCAGTACGAACGTCATCAATAAAGTCTTGACTATCAAGAATTGTGTAAGAGACACCCTGACGAGATACAGAAGTAATACGCTGTGGCAATGCACAGTCCTCGTCATTCCACAATTTAGCCAACTCGATGGCTAGTGTACGAGCAGCCATTTTTCCTGAAGTTGGGGGAGGAGCACCATAAGAATAAGTGATTTCAGTATTACATGGAGTCCAAGGAGCACCAACCGAAATTTGCACAGTTGAGTGGTCTACTAAGTAATAGTAGGAAGGGTCTAGAACTTCCCCCAGTCTGTTGCGAATAGAGTGGATTTCTGTCACAGGGCCACCACGCAATTTAATACGTGATTCAGGAGAAATACCATCTACAGTTAAAGAAGAGTATTCATCAAAATCAAAATCTGATTTTGGAATGTTATAGACGCTACCGTTAAACAGTAGAGCGTCAGTAGTACGAACAGAGTCACCTATACGTCCACGACGAAGCACACAGGTATAACGTTCTGTAACAGTTGTTACGCCAGAAAACTTACGTCCAGACATAGCCCACAGTAAGTAGGAAGCAGTCTGAGCAGCCTCTTGTGCATACTCAGTGTTAGCGTAGTCGCCAAGTTCTTCTGGTTGAATCCAAAGTGCTGTCATTTATAAATCCTTAAGTAAGAAGTAAGGCGACGTGTTTCGGAACATTTAAGAACCAAAACACGCCGCCTTTCTTAATCCAGTTATTAACTCTCGTTCGAACGAATTACGAAGTCGACGTTGT